CCGTCAGGGGTTTTCAACCGCCAACATCGACACGGCCCTTGCCAATGCGGAGCAACGGCTCAACCGCGCACGCGGACGCCTGACGGATGCGCTTGGACTGGCGGTCGCCCTCGGTGCCCCGATCCGTGCCGCCGCGCAATTCGAAGATGCCTTCGCCGATCTCGAAAAGGTCCTGGACGCGCCGGCGCGCAAGCTCGGCGAGATCCGCAAGGGTCTGCTTGGCATGAGCCGGCAGATCGCCATGTCGGCGACCGGCCTCACGACCATCATGGCTTCAGCCGCCCAGGGCGGCATTCCGACCGAGGAACTGGAGCGCTTTACCGCCTTCACGGCGCGAGCGGCAGTCGCCTTCGACATGGCAGCGGGCGAGATCGGCACCCGCTTTGCCAAGCTTCGCAACGTCTACCGCCTCAACCAGAAGGGGCTCGAAGCGTTCGCGGACAGCGCCAACCATCTTTCGAACAGCATGGCGGCAACGGCCGCCGAGATCACCGACTTCGCCAACCGTGCGGCCGGCGCACAGCGGGTCTTGAAACTCACTGCCGTCCAGATGAATGCAGTTGGCGCGGCGATGGTCGCAGCCGGCATCGCGCCCGAAACCGCCGCACGCGGTGTCTCCGCGCTTGCCAACAGGCTGGCCCAGGGCGGCAACAAGGCACGCGGTGCGCTCAAGACAGCGGGCCTGTCCTACAAGCAATTCATGGCTTCGCTCGATGCGGACGCGCCGGCAGCGCTTCAGGACTTGTTTGAACGGCTTTCGAAGTCGCCCAAGGGCATGACCGCGCTGATCGATCTCGTCGGGCAGGACTTCTCCGACGACTTCTCCAAGCTCCTCAACAACCCGGACCTGCTGGCGCAAGCGTTCCGGTTGGTGGCGACGGAAGCCGACTATGCCGGGTCGGCGACCGAGGAATACAACAAGCGGGCGCAGACCACGCTCAATCGGTTTGCGCTCTTCCGAAACCAGATCGCCAGCCTCGCCATCATGATTGGCAATGTCTTGCTGCCGACCGTCAACGACCTGATGGAGAGCACAAGCGGCCTCGTTTCGCAGTTCGCCGCCTTCGCTGAGGCAAATCCGGAACTGACCGCGCAACTGGTGGAAGCCGCCGCCGCATTGCTTGCGTTCGGCGTGGCAAGCCGTGTGCTCTCCTACGCCTATGCCCTGATGGTCGGGCCTCTGATCCGGCTGACGTCGCTGTTCTGGCGGTTCGGCGAAAGCGGCCGGAATGTCTCGGCCATGGCGCGGTCGCTGCGCGGATTGCGAGGGGCCGCTGGCGGGCTTGGTCGGGCGGCGGCATCCGCGGGTCTTTTCCTCGCATCCTTCGGTCCAAAGAGGCTCAAGTCGGCGATCGCCGGCCTGACAATGCTCTCGACTTTTCTTCGCGGTGGCATGCTCGCCGCGGCCTTTGCCGGTCTGAAGACGGCAGCCAGCGCCGCGCTGTCGGCAATCGCGGCGGCTGGTTGGCCAGTGACGCTGGTGTTGGGGGCAATCGCCGCTGCCGCCTTCGCGGTGTGGAAGTACTGGGACCGGCTGAAAGCGGCCATGACTGGCTTCTTCGATGGGCTGGCGTCGGCCTTCGCGCCGGAGATCGAGGCGGTCAGACAGGCCTGGTCGAACTTTGTCGACAACGTCACCGAACGGGTTGGCGAGATCGCCGCATCGCTCGGCATCAACGTCGATGCGGTGCGGGACGCCCTTGCTCGCATGTTCGACGTCTCCGGCATCCTCGCCGGCCTCAAGCAGGCCAAGGATGCGGTAGCGGATTTCCTCGCCAGCTTCTTCACGGCCGAGACGCTCAGCGACGCGGAAGCCGAAGAAGTTGCGGCGGCCGGCCGACGCATCGGCGAGCGCATCGGCAATGCCATTCGCGACACCCTGCGCGCCTTCACCGGGTTCGGATCGGCTATCGTCGACGCCATCATCGAAGGCCTCGAAAGCGCCTGGGGGACGCTGACGGAGTGGTTCACAGCCAAGGTCGCAGCCCTCAAGGCCCTGCTGGATTTCGACGTCTTTGGTGGAGGGGCCGGGCGGTCGGATGTCAACAAGATTGATAAGCGGCTCGGGTTCGCTTCTATGCCCCCCGAGGATGAGAACGCTTCTCCTTTCCCAGCCGGTAACGACAACGCCATCCCGGCGCTCGAGAGCTATGCGAAGGAACGTGGCCTCATTGACGGCCCAAAGATCCGACAGGAGATCAAGGCCGAGGTCATCGACAAGCGCCCACCTCAGATCACGGTCAACCTCTCACAATCAATCAGCGGCGTAAGTGATCCGGTGGCGGCGGCAAACGCCGCCAATCGGGGCGTTGAAGGCGCGGTGCGTCGCGCCAAGACCGGCGCGCTCCATGGAGGCACGGAATGAGCGCGCCGTTGCTCGCCCTGGGGCCGCATGTCTTCGAGATCGCCCCGCTCAACTTCCAAACTCTGGAACGCCAGACCGAAGCCCTTTGGCCGACGGTCGCGAGGTTCGGCCAGGCTCCCGGACGGCAATTCACGGGCTTTGGAGAGAACCGGGTGACGATCACCGGCCTGCTGTATCCGGAGGAGTTCGGCGGCCGCAGCGAGTTCGAGGACATACGGGCGACGCAGGCCGCCGCCCGGCCGGTGATGATGGTGGGGTGGGCCGCGAGCGGCTCAGCCGGGCGGGTCTTTGGAAAGGTCGTCATTCTCTCGATCTCCGACGCACAGTCGATCATCGCGCGTTCAGGTCAGGGGCGCCGCCTCGAGTACATGATCGAAGTCGCACCCCACGAGGGCGCCGGTGGATCGCTGGGGTTGTTCCGATGAGCGATATCACGCTGCCCGCTGAGCGGATCCGCGTCACCCGCGAGGACGCCAGCCTGGAACAGATTTGCTTCGAGTATGCGTTCCAGGTCCTGGGCGATGCACGCCGCGCTGCGCGGATCTACGGCTATGTCGAGGCTGCGCTCGAGGCCAATCGCGGCATCGCGGCGGCCGGCCTGGTGCTTCCGCTCGGTGTTGAGGTTGCGCTGCCCGAATGGCGGATCTCCGGCACGGTCAGTCAGGTGAGGCTTTGGGACTGATGCGGGACCGGCCCTTCATCGAAGTGACCGTCGACGGCCAACCGGTCTCAAGCGCGTTCTACTCGCGCCTGGTCTCCGCATCGCTTCAGGATGCGACCGGGCAGGACGCGGATACCTGCGAGCTGACCTTTGACGACGAGGCCAACGCAATCGCGGCACCGCGCGAAGGCGCGCAGATCCTCGTCCGCTTCGGGTTCCGGGATGTCGGCGCCTGGGTGATGGGCCTCTACACCGTCGAGGGGATCGAGTACGAGGGCGGCCCCCAGGGCGAGACCATGATCGTCTCGGGCCGGTCGGCCGACATGCGGTCCGACCTGAAGGAACCCATGTCCGAGCACTTCGATGACGCCACCGTCGGCGGGGTGATCCGAGAGCTTGCCGCCCGCCACGGGCTACAGGCTGTTGTGAGCCCTGAGCTGGCCAGCGAGCCCTTGCCCTATGTCGCCCGCGTTGACCAATCCACGCTGGATTTCGGAACACGGATCGCTGATCGCTTCGGGGCTCTTTTCTCGGTCAAGGGCGGCAAGATGGTATTGGCCAGGCGCGGCGCCGGCAGCGCGTCCGGGCTGAGCCTCCCATCGCTGGTGATCGACAAGTCGCAGGTGAGCGATTGGCGGATTTCCGGTGACCCGCGACCGCGTTTCGGCAAGACCTCGGCAAAGTGGTTCGACCGCAACACGGGCAAGGTCGAGATCGAGGAGGCCGAGACTGGTCAACAAGGACCCGGACGCCGCTTGCGTCACGTGCTCCCCTCGAAGGAGGAGGCGAAGCGCGCTGCCTCGGCCGAGGGCGAGCGGCTGTCGCGGGCGACCGGGTCGGGCTCGGTAACGCTTGCGGGAATGCCGGAAGCGCAGGCCGAGGCCGATGTGGTGCTGACCGGCTTCCGCCCCGAGATCAACGGGCGATGGCGCGCGGCAAGCGTCGAGCACCGCTTCGACACCACCTACACCACGACCATTGAACTGGAGGCACCCGAAGGCGGAAAGAAAGACTGATTTCCCGCACCTCGCCGCCAACGGAGTGAGGAGCGGGGAGCCCGGAATGTGACTTCCGGACCGTGGGGTCTAGCGCCAACCAGTCCCCCACACGCTGCAAGAAACCTCAACAGCGACCCCGCCGCTTCTGCTGACCGAGTCGTCGATCGGCAGCGGGGTTGATCTACGTGAGGTCGAGGGTGGAGTCCATCCGCTGCGCAAGCTGCCGGCGTCTCTTGATGCGGGCAGCGGCCAGAGCGATATCTGGCATGATCGAAATCAAGTGCCCGCGCTGCGGCACGATCAATTCCTTGAGGCGTGTCGAGCCCGCACCCGAGCGCCAAAAGAGCGTCGAGACAGGATGTCCCTGATGCATTGGCAACTTCACAATGTCGACGCTCTCCCATGGCTTCTCGACCAGAGTGCTGGCGAGTTCGACGCGCTCGTTACCGACCCTCCTTACTCCTCAGGCGGCCTTCACACGAAGGACCGCGTCAAGGATCGGGCGAACGACAAATACCTGAGTTCGCCGGGCCT